TTTAGCCTATTTAATGGCTTAACTAAGCCAAACCAGCCAAGACCGGATCAAACTGGGCAGGATTGTTTGACCACTGAGAGTATTGCGCCTTATATGCCGCGACTAGAAACTGGGGTGTGTCGTGATGGGCATGTTTTTGCGGATGGTGTTGCTTTGTGGGCGCTCGAGCATCTTGGGGTTGAACTTATGGATTGGCAAAAGCATGTGATTAGCGGTTTTTTGGCGCATGATGAGCGCGGCGATCTTTTGCATAGGCAGGCTTTAGTTTCGGTTGCCCGGCAAAACGGCAAGAGCTTAATGCTTCAAAGTTGCTTGGGCTATTTCTTAACTGAGATGCCAAAATTGCGGGGTGAGCCTTTGACCGTGATTACTACAGCGCACAGGCTCGATCTTGCTATAGAAATGTTTCAAAAAGTTGCACCTATTCTGCAAGACAAATTTGGGGCAATTTTAACTTGGGCGGTTGGGCGTAACGAAGCTAATTTGCCGGATGGCACACGCTGGCTTGTGCGCGCCGCAACCGCTAATTCGTTTCACGGTTTAACAGCTGATGCCGTATTTGTAGATGAGCTTTTTGCGGTAACACCTGATGCCGTTTCTGTGGGCTTAATGCCTACTATGCGAACTAGGCGCAGCCCATTAATGCTAATGACATCAACCAGCGGGGATAGCGGATCAACTGAAATGATCAGATGGCGAGAGCAAGGTTTGCGGGCAATAGATGAAAAGAAAACTGGCAGCCTATATTTTGCGGAATTCTCACCCCCGAACAGCCTTGATCCGATGACCGCACCCGCTTGGCTGTTAGCTAACCCCGCGATAGGGCACACGCTCAGCATGGCAGTATTAGAAAGCGAAGCGCAGCAACCAAACCGCAATGCTTTTCTACGCTCGAGCGTAAATCTTTTCACGGCTAGTAGCAACGGGTGGCTGCAGCCGGGTGTTTGGGATGCGCTCAAAACTAGCGAGCCTATGCCTAAAGGCGGGGTGCTATCTATTGAACAATCCCAAGATGAAAGCCGTTATGTGGGTGTGCGCGCCGTAATAAACACGGCAGGAAAAATACAAGTTTGTTTAGAGTTTGTTAAAGACACTCTGCAAGATTGCTGGCAGGCAGTTGAAGCGGCTTGCCATGATCAAACAACCCGCCTACTGATTACCCCAGCTTTTGAAATGAGCTTGCCGCCTAAATTTGAGCGCCGCACATCCATAGTTGGCAACCGTGAACTGCAACGCTGGACTGCAAGCGCTCGAGCCGCCATTCTAGAAAAACGAATTGTGCATGACGGATCAACACTTTTTGCACAGCATGTGGAAAGAGCTGTAGCCGTAAAAAATCAAGGTGCTGTTTCTTTGTCATCAATAAGATCACCCGGTCCTATAGAGCTAGCCCGCTGTTTAGTATTTGCCACAGCAATGGTTTCTAAGCCCGCAAATGTTGGCAAGCCTTTAATTGTTTATGCCAACGGCTAACATCGTTTTGGGTGGCTGTCGAGTTGCTCACTTTCTCGGATTAACTGCGGCAGCCGCCTATCACAAACAGCACACACATTTTAAGGCATACTTGGCGCATGGGCATTTTTAGCAAAACATCAAAAGCAATGATTAGTGAACAGCCTAAAAAAGCTGCAGCTGCAGGCGCAATGATGCCAGCCACAAACAATTCAGGCGCCGGCATGGTAGGCGTTTATTATTCCTATTTTGAAGCCACATCAAGACAAATTGCAATGTCGCAGCCAACAATTAGCCGCGCTCGAGACTTGCATTGCACCACAATAGCTTGCATGAATTTGAGAATGTATAACGAAATGTGGAATGGCACAAACATGGAAAAAGTTTATATTGCGCCGCGATCATGGCTGCGCAAAATAGATCCCACAGTGCCAAACAACTTCACGCTCAGTTTTACCGTTGATGATCTTTTTTTTACCGGCAGAGCTTTTTGGTTCATTACTTCGCGTTATAGCGATGGAATGCCAGCTAGCTTTACGCGGCTACCAGCCAACCTTGTTAGCACTCTTGATCAGCCCGGTCCAGTTTATTATGCGCCATCAAAACAGATTACTTTTAATGGCGGTGAACTAGATGCAAACAATGTTGTGCAATTTCTTTCACCAATTCAAGGCATTACAACAATGAGCGAAAAAGCAATTAACACGGCAATCAAATTAGAAAACGCTCGCTACAGAAACGCAAGCTCAGCAATTCCGGCAGGCGTATTGCAAGTGCAACCAAATTCTGAGCCTCTTTCACCCCAAGAGCTAAGCGATCTTGCAGCTGCGTTTAATGCCGCTCGATCAACTAATCAAACTGCGGCGCTTTCGCCTGAGGTTCATTATCAGGAAACTACAACTAGTCCGGATAAAATGCTTTTGATTGCAGCTAGCGAATATCAATCTGCTGACCTATGCAGGCTCACAAACATCCCCCCATACTTAGCGGGAATTTCTGTTGGCTCATACTCTTACCAAAACAGCCGTGAAAGCCGCGCAGATCTTTGGAGTTTTGGCACTCGAGCTTATGCGGATTGCATTGCAAGCACACTAAGCCAAGATGCTTATTTGCCACGCGGGACATTTATAGAATTTGACACGCAAGAATATTTAGAAAACAATTATGAGCCATCAAACGAAATGAACACAACCACAATTACAGATGAGATAGGATCACAAAGATGATCAAATTAACCCCCACAATGATCACGGTTGACGCGGCAGCGGCAGAGGGCTTGCCGCGCCGCTCAATCAGTGGTGTTGCAGTTACCTATAATCAAATTGCAACTGTTAGCGATGGCACACAAGTTAAAATTTTGCAAGGCGCGTTGCCAGTCGAAGGCAGAAACCCAAAGCTTTACATGCAGCACCAAAGTGAGCTAATCGTTGGGCAGGTAGTTGAGCGAGTTGATACCCCTGAAGGCATGTTGTTTACAGCCAAGATCAGCGCCACCCGGCTAGGTGATGATGCAATGGAAATGGTTAAAGATGGCACAATTTCGGAAGTCTCTGTAGGTATTAACCCTACAAAATTTAGTTATGACAATGATGGCGTAATGGTAGTTAAAGAGGCTAGCTGGACAGAGCTTAGCCTTGTATCGCAGGGCGCTTTTGAAGGCGCGATCATAACGCAGGTTGCCGCAAGTATCCCACAACCCGAACCCGAAACAGATGTAACATCAGAGCAAGACAAACAGAAAGATGAAAACACCATGAGCGAAACAGTTGAAACCCCAGTAGTTGAAGCGGCGCAAGTTGCCACAGAAAAACTTTGGGCACAACCAAAAAAAGAATTTAAACTACCAAACGCAGGCGAATTTATGGCTGCGTATCACATCGGTGGGCAAACTTTTGCAAACATAAATAAATCAGTTGCAGAGCACGCACAAACGCAGCGCACAGCATTGCAATTTGCTGCAGGCGATGTGCTCACTTCTGACACACCCGGCTTGCTTCCAATTCCCGTTTTGCTTCCTTTGGTGCAGGATCTAAATTTCATTAGACCTGTAGTAAATGCAATTGGCGCGCGTGCATATCCTGATGGCGGGCAATCAAAAACTTTTATTCGCCCAACTATTACTACGCACACATCAGTTGCAGCGCAATCAAGTGAACTTGCTGCAGCGTCAGCAACCACAATGGTGATTGCCTCGAATTCGGTGAGCAAAACTACACTTGCTGGGCAAGTTACTTTGTCAATTCAAGACATTGACTTTACTTCAGGTCCGGCAATGAATTTGATTTTAAATGATTTAATGGGCGAATACATGATTGCCAGCGATAACAAAGCTGCAGATGATCTTTTGACAGCTGCAACTTCATCAGGTGTTTGGGATGGCACAGTGGCAGATCTTTTAAAATCTGTTTATGACGCTGCAAACGATGTTTCAAGCGGGCGTAACTGGTTACCTACACACATGTTTGTTTCGGTTGATGTTTGGTCGCAAATGGGGCAACTTAAAGATGGATCAGATAGACCAATTTTCCCGCTAATCGCTAACGGTCTATCTGGGCAAAATGCGTTAGGTGTAGGCTCTGCATCGTCATGGGTAGGTAACCCGCTTGGGTTGCAACTAGTAGTAGATAGCAACTTTGCTTCAAAAACTATGGTGATAACTCGAGTAGGTCAAGGCGCAGGCGATGCTTACGAATTCTACGAAAGCATCAGAGGCTTAATGAGCGTTGAAGTGCCAGCTACGCTTGGGCGCACAATGAGCTTTCACGGATATGTTTCAACCTTTGCCGCAATTCCGGGCATGATCCGCAAAATCACACAGGCTTAGCCAAAGGCGGGCGATCCGCTCATGGCAACATACAACACAGCAAGCAAACAACTATTAGACAATTTTGCAGTGCTGGCTACTCTTGAGCCATCACCAATAGAAATTGGGCAATCAGTAACAGTTACAAGTTTAGGTGCACCATTTAACGGCACTTTTACGGTGCTTGCATGTCCACAATATTTATTTACTGGCATAGATGGGCAAGGCGAATTTTTATTTGATTACACAACCCCAGTGCCTAATCAAATACTTTACGCATGCACAGGCACAGATGTTGAATTTGTTGCAACCTTTGCCGGTGTTATTACTTACACACAGGTATGCACATGGATCACAGCCGGCAACATTGAGGACTGGCTTGGCATTGGCACAGCAACCGCAGCGGATACAGCATTTTTGACGCAATGCGCGGCAGCTTCGAATGCATTTTGTTATAGGCGCAGACAAGAGGCAGGCTATTTTGACAGCCTTACAGTAGTGCCAAGTTCGGATGTAAGTCTTGGCACAATTATGTATGGCGGCAATCTTTACAGGCAGCGCGGAGCTGTAACAGATTTTGCAAGCTTTGATGGCATGGCAGCGGGCGGCACAAATGGTTTATCACCAATGATTAAACAGCTGTTAGGTGTAAATAGAGCAACGGTTGCTTAATGCCAGTTGCTTACACAGATTTATTTAATAGCGCGCTTGATGATCTGAATGCAAGCATTGGCGCAATTTTGGGCATCAGCGTTGTTAATGATCCAAGAAACGCCAACCCGCCTTGTGCATTTATAGATGCACCTAGTTTTACCGGGTGGAATTACAACATAGTAAAAATGGCTTTCCCAGTAAGGCTTATTACGCTTGGACCGGGCAACCTTGACGCACAACGCAGCCTTTTAAACATGATGAGCAAACTATTGGCAGCTAACTTAGGCATCACAGATGGCAGACCTACAATAGCTATCATTGGGGGAGCAGAGTATCCCGCCTATGATGTAACTGTAAACATGCAAGCACAAACGGCATAGAGGTAAAACATGGCAACTTACATTGTTACTAGCGACAGGCTCGCAGGATTTAATCGCGGCGATGTATTTGAAAGCACAGATCTAGATGCTGACATTGAGCGCCTAGTTGAAGCCGGGCACATATCCCCACAAGCATCAAAAAAATCTGCTAAAACTAAAGACACAGACACAGACAAGGAATAACCCAAAATGGCAACATCAGTTTATCTCTCAAACCCAAATGTAACTATAAACAGCGTGGCTTTGCAGGATCAATGCACAAGTGCCACAGTGAACTATGTTTACGAGCAATTAGAGACCACGAGTTTTGGCGATACGGCTCGCAAGTTTGGCGGTTCATCCGTTGTGTCTTTGCAAAACAACACAATCGAAGTTGAGCTATACCAAAGCTATGCCGCGTCAGAAACAGAGGCAACAATTTTCGGTTTAGTTGGAATACAAACAACAATTGTTGTTGCACCCGCATCCGGTTCGGTTAGTGCCACAAATCCTTTTTACACTTTGGTAGGCGCATATTTGGAAAGCCACACCCCAATTTCTGCAAGCTTGGGTGAGCTTTCAACCGTTACGCTAACTTTTGCAGGCGGCGTTTTAACAAAAACCACAACATGATCTTGCGGCTTAAGCCGCTGAGAAACACAAACGCAAGACCGCGAGAGCAAAGCCTTGCCCGAGAAAGGAAACACTAAATGCAATTAACATTAAAAGCCGTATTCACGGATGGCAACACAGAAACAATTGAAACAAATTTGGCAACTGTAGTTGCTTGGGAAAGAAAATATAAGCGCAAAGCCAGCGAAATGTCGCAAGGTATTGGTGTTGAGGATTTAGCTTTTCTTTGCTACACAGCATCACAAAAAGCCGGGATCATTGTCCCAGCCACACTTGATGCCTACATTGACAAACTGCGAAACATTGAAGTAGTTGATCAAAACATCCCAAAAGTAGGCGAGGATCAATAAGGTATGCGCTCGCTGAAATTTTGGTTGCCACAGGTTATTGGGGTGCTGAAACATTTGAATTTGATGATGTGAACACTGTGATAGAGATCCTTAACAAACAAAACAAAGCGCGCTAATGGCATACTCGGCGCGTATTGAGATACATGGCATTAAAGAAGCATTGACAGAATTAAACAGCTTTGATCCAAAATACCGCAGGCAGGTAACAAAAGACATTGCTACAGCTGGGCAAAAAATAGTGGTAAGCGCTCGAGATTTAATTCCTAATTTTAGTAACAGCGAAGGCAATGGTGCGCCGCTTTCACAAATGCCTAAAAGCAAGCTGATCAAAGGGCGTGATGTTTATTGGGATAACAACAGTGTGCGAGCCGGGTTTAAAGTCAAGGTAGGCGCTGCGGCACAACGGCAGAGAATAGTTACTTTTAAAGAAAAGTTTGATCCCGAAACAAATCCGCGTGAAAGCCACAATGTGCTATTTAAAGCTAAACCATATCAGTTGATGGTGATACAACAAAAAGATGCTGCAGGCGCTATTTATGATCATGCAGGTAGAAACACAAAAGGCATTTTTGTTACAAACCTAAATGCTGAAGTTGGGCTTGAGCCGCGCGCTATTGATCCAGCTGTGGAGATGCACAAAGAAACGGTAGAGCGTGAAGTTTTGGCTATTGTTGAAAAGGTGATGACCGCAATTAACCGCAAGATGCAGGTGCGCTATGGCAATTAACATCCCAATCATCTCGAGCCTTGACAGTAAAGGATTTGAAAAAGCTGCACTTGAATTTAAAAGTCTTGAAACAAATAGCCAAAAAGCTGGCTTTGTTATGGAAAAAGCTTTTTTGCCAGCCGTTGCCGCTTTAGCGGCGCTCACTGCCGTTGCTGCGGTATCGGTTAAAGCCGCTATTGAGGATGAAGCCGCGCAAGCCCAGTTAGCTAAAACTTTGCAAAATGTTACAGGTGCAACTAATGAACAGATCGCAGCGGTTGAAGCATCAATATCCGCTATGCAAATGCAACTGGGTGTGGCTGATAGTGAGCTTCGCCCGGCTTTTGCTAGTTTGACGCGAGGCACAAAAGATTTAGGTGAAGCAAACGAAGCGCTTGCTTTAGCGCTCGACATTAGCGCCGCTACATCTATCGATTTGCAAACTGTTTCTGACAGTCTTGCGCTTGCCTATGGGGGCAACACTAAAGCGTTAGCAAAACTTAGCCCTGAGCTTAAAACAATGATCAAAGATGGTGCATCACTTGATCAAGTAATGGCAACGCTAAGTAAAACTTTTGGTGGTTCAGCTGCCGTTGCAGCGGGCACAGCTGAAGGGCAATTTAGGCGCATGTCAATAGCACTTGATGAAGCCAAAGAAAGTATTGGAAAAGCATTGTTGCCAGCTATTGAAGCAATCTTGCCGTTGCTAATTACTTTTGGCAACTGGGCAGCGGAAAACACAGGGATCATTACCGGGTTAGGGATAGCGATTGCGTCAGTTGCTACAGCGTTAGTTTTGATGAAGGTTGCACAAATTGCCGCTAACGCGGTTGCAGTAATTGCTATTGCATTAGGTTTTACCCAAGCGGCAGCCGAAGCCGCTAAAGCTACCGCAATGACTTATGGTGTGGCTGCGGCAACGATTGCGGCAGGTTTGGTTTTAGTTGGCGGCGCAATGCTTGTATTTAAAAATCAAAACAAAGCTGCGGCAGTTGCTACCACACAATTAACCACTGCAACTAAAACTTATACAGGCGCACTACAGCAACAAAACGGTGAATTTAGTCGAGAGTTTGCAGCTCGCGTTAAAGGCATCACAGCAATGGATGATTTTGCAAAGAAACAAAAAGAGCTAGAAAAATCAACTGGAGGCGCATCAGACAAAATAGAGAAAATGAAACAAAACACACTTGAAGCTGCCAAAGCATTAAAAGAATACATGGGTGTGGCACTTGATGAAGCTAAAAGCAAACTAGACACAGCACAAGGCGCATTTGATGATTTCAGCGGATCAGTAGCACAAGTCATTACAGATGCATTAAATTTTGGCAAAGCTTTTGAGGAAGGCGGCGAGGATGCTGGGCTAACTTTTTTTAGTGCGCTACAAAAACAGGCAGACAAAACAAAAGAATTTGGTGCACTAGTCGAGCAATTACTTGCTGCAGGATTGTCTCAAGATGCGTTGCAGCAAGTTATTGATGCCGGCATTGATAGCGGGTCAGCTATCGCTAAAGAGCTTTTAGCGTCATCAGAAAATGTTTTGCGGGCAAACACACTTGTAGAGCAAACACAAATGATTGCTCAGCGCATTGGTGAACTCTCGGCATCAAAGTTTTATGGTGCGGGCGTATCTAATGCACAAGAATATTTGCGAGGCGTAGAGGCAGCTCTTGCAGCGGCTAATTCTCGACTAAAAGCCAAAGGTTTAAATTTTGCTGATGTTAAAGGCATTAGCACAAGTTTCACTGATCAAATAAGCATGCCCGCTGTTACCCCAGTTAGCGCGCCATCGCTTGTGCCGGGCAACATACGCGGGGGCAATGGCGGCGTAACTATCAATGTGAATAGCCAGCTAGCAACAAAATCTGAGGTAGGGCAAGCCGTTACAGATGCTTTACGCGCTTACAACCGCACAGCCGGATATGTCGAGATCAACTAATGGCAGGCGTTGCAATAGTTGGATCAGGCAACTATCAACTATCTATTGATACAGGTTTTTTGCAAGATGCTTTCATTTTAGATGATGCAACCGCAGGTGTATTAAACAACACAACTTATGTTTTGGATGGCACAACCAATTTTGCTGCGGTGCTTGACGGTTGCACAAATGTTGCAGTGCGGCGCGGCAGGCAAGACATAGGCGATCAATTTTCTGCGGGCACAATGTCTTTTACAATGCTTGATACATCAGGAATTTTCAACCCTTTTGATGAGCAATCACCATATTGGGATGACACAACCGAAAAGCCCGGTTTAGCGCCTTTACGCAAAGTGAAGTTGCAACGCTTTGATGCGCTAAATGTTGCTCAAGACATTTTTAACGGCTACATAATTAACTACAACTACAACTTTGCTTTAGGTGGCATTGATACGGTTACGGTATTTTGTGCTGATCAGTTTTATTTGTTGGCACAAACCGTTTTAAATGAATTTAATGTGAGCGAGCAACTATCTAGTGAGCGGCTTAAAGCGGTGCTAGATCTACCTGAAGTAGCTTTCCCGGTTGCCCAACGCAGCATTGCGACTGGCACACAAACACTTGGCGGTTCAGCGGCTTTTACAGTTGCTCAAGGCACAAATGTTGCAGAGTATTGCAACCAAATAAATCAAGCTGAACAGGGCAGGTTGTTTATGTCTCGAGAAGGTGATCTAGTTTTTGAGCCAAGACTAGGCAACACGCTAAGCGCTGCGGTTGCAGACTTTCACGATGATGGCACAGAATTCAAATACAATGCGGTAGGCATTAGTTTTGAAGCGGATCAAGTAATTAACCGGGCAACTGTAACCATTGCAGGCAGTAGCAGCCCACAAACCGCAGATGATGCAGCTAGCCAAACATTGTATTTTGTGCAAGCAACAAACATTAATGAAAGCCTTTTGCACAACGACACAGCCGCCTTAGCACTTGCTACTTATCTGCTCGAGCCTGAGCCCGAAGCCCGCTACACAAGCGTTAGCACCCAATTCAATATGCTTACAACCCCACAAAAAGAAGCTTTAACAACAATAGAAATTGGCAACACAATAACCATAGAAAAAACTTTTGCAAGTGGGACTGGCACAACTGAATTAGCGCAAGAGCTAGCAATTGAGGGTATTGAGCATTATTTAGATTTTGCTATCGGGCACACAATAAACCTATTTACCAGTCCAACTACCATTGTTTATGAACTGATCCTAAATGATGCTGTTTTTGGCATCATTGATGCAGACAATGTTTTAGGGTAAAGTAAAGGACACTTATGGCAAATACACAAACTTCAGTACCTGCGTTTGTTGCTTCGCAAGTTTTAACCGCACAACAGCAAACCGAAATAAATACGGGTATACCTGTTTTTGCTACAACGGTTACGCGTGATGCGGCGTTTGGTGGTGCGGGTGAAAAGGCGCTTGCTGAAGGTCAGTTTGCTTATATTGAAGCAACTAATACAACGCAATATTATGACGGCGCAAACTGGCAGGCTGTAGGCACTACGCCTGGTTTGGTTTGTGTTAAAGCTGAAACAAGTTTTAGTGCGGTGTCGTCGTTTAGTTTTGATAGCGTTTTTACTAGCAGTTATACCAATTATTTGATGACAATTATTTATACAAGTTCAACAACCGCAAACATAGATATAAAAATGCGGGTAGGCGGTGTTGCCGCGTCAACAAATTACAATCGCAATAGAGGATATTTCCAAAGCGGCGTTGCAGGTAGCGAGCAAGATACCGCACAAACTCAAGGACGCCTACTTGTGCATAGTGCAAGCGGTCAAGGTGCAGGAACAATACAAATATTTCAACCGTTTGTTGCCGCCGCAACCGTTATCACTTCTCAACACAGCGGAAGCGCTGCGCTTTACAATGAAATAGCAAACGTTACCCACACAACCGCTACAGCGTATGACGGTATGCAATTTACGCCATCATCTGGCACTATTACAGGTAGTTACGCAATTTACGGCTATTCAAAGGCAGTATAAATTATGGCACTAAAAATTAACGACAACGGCGTTGACCGTGAAATGACTTTAGATGAACAAACGGCAATAAAAGCGTGGCAAAAAACAGCCCAAGAGGAAGCCAAAACACAAGCAGACGCACAAGCCGCCAAAGCCGAAACACGCCAAGCCGTGCTAAACAAACTTGGATTAACAACAGATGAAGCCGCCGCACTACTTGGCTAGTTTGGCAATACTCGTAATGTTGACCGCTTGCGAAACAACACGCGACAACACAATCACAATTAAATCACGCGTAAAAAATAGCGCGCTAACTAACTGCAATGTGCCGGATAGATGCGGCATAACACCATGAGGCGCTACCGATACACACCAAATGAGCTACACGCGCGCATGGTTGTAACAGTAGGCGTTTTGCTTGCAATAGTTTTCAGCTTGATCGTGCTTGGCATGGTCGGCGGACTGTTGTTTATTTCGCAGCCTTTAGAGCAATCGCCCAATGACGCGGCTTTCATTGATCTAATGAGCACCATCGTAGTTTTTCTCACCGGCACACTTTCCGGGCTAGTGGCATCTAACGGCATAAAAAACAGAAACACATCACCGGAAGATCTAGATGACTAAACCCTATTTAATTGCTAAACAGCCAGTGGTTAGCAAACCTATTCCCGGCATGGATGAATGGATTAAACACGCAGTAAAAAACAGCAACGGCGTTTTGTGGAATAACGGCAGCTGGGTAGTGCGCGATGTGCGCGGCAAACCCGGCATCATCAGCAATCACGCTCGAGGGCTAGCAGTAGATCTTTCATATCGCTGGATGCAAGACAAGCAACTAGGTTGCAAAGATGGCGAACAACTAGCAATGATTTATCTAAACAAACTTTTGCAAAACGCAGACACACTAGGCATCGCGCTAGTAATTAACTATTCGCAAAACCGCAGCTGGAAATGTGACCGCGGCACATGGCTTAAAGGCAAATTCTCAAATGGTGATTGGCTGCATGTCGAAGTAGATCACGAACTATTAAAAGATGTTAATGCTGTAAAAAGCGCTTGGAATAAGGTTTTCAGCGTCATCCCGCAAACAATCTAAAACTTTAACTAAAGTTAATTTATCCAATCCGAGAAAGGTTAGGTGGTCTGATGACCCTTTTATCAAAAACAGTAATAGCAATGGTTGCTGCGCTGACTTCGTTATTTATTTTGAAGCCGCCGCCCGCACCTACTGCCCAAGATTTAGCGCCTAGACACGCAGAAATTT